CTAACGTGCGGGAAAATAGCCTTGAACGCCTCTACTTCGGATCGGAACCGCCCTGGCGCCCCAATCGTCGGTAGGATGAAGTCTGGATCTGAGATGACGCCCTGCTCTCCACCGACTTCATTGAACCTCAGAATCTCGTCACCAATGCGGTCCGAGAAGTCGAATCCGAACACGCTCGGGATCCTCGCATCGGTTCGAGATTCAGCAATCTCCGTGTTGTAGACGTTCACTGCCAGCTTGGCTATCTCCGGGTTCGTCAGCGGTGCCCCTCTTCGGCCTGGTGATTGAATCTCGGCCTGCAGTGCCGGATCGAAGAAGTTGAAGAACTGAGCCTCTTGCGCGTCCGACCAATTCGGGTTGCCAATCGCTCTGAGCACCACGTTGTAGAAGTTAGTGTCTCCACGCAGCGAACTCATGCCCTGCTTGCGAAGACTGTCCTGGCGAGCCACCAGCTCGCCGTACTGACCGTTGGAAAGCTGTGATCTGACCTCGCCGAAGTCCATCTTCATAAACTCATTGATCTCTTTCACTGTCCCGGTCGATCTCGCAATCCACTTCTTGGTCAAAGCCTCATTCAATCGACCAGGAACCACTCCGTTCTCGGCCTGCGAGATTAGAGCGTGTGCATCTTTCTTCGCCGGAGCCCCCTTGATGTCTCTCTCGACGAGCTGCCTAGCCTCGGAGTATTGGCCGGCTTCAATTTGCGCGTCGATCCTCTTGTTGACTGAAGCGTTGGTATCACGACGATCGGTCAGCTCGGCTTCCTGCCTCTCTCGCCTCGTGTCGTCAAGCTTGTTGCGGCCGATGTCCCTTGCCTTTGGCGACAACTGCGGATCGGCTGCTAACACTTTTCTGGCGTCGATGTACGTCCAAGGCTTCCCAGTGGCGGGATTCAGCTCGCCATTAGCCACGAAGCCGCCGAGCTGGTCGGCCGACTGGTTCCCACGATACTCGTCGATCTTCTCCCTGATGAAATCTTGAGCCGCGAGCCCATCGTCAGCCGTGAACATCGGCTGCACCAGTTGGTCGCTCTCGTCCTTCAGAGGCTCGCCGGCCAAAGGGTGCCCTTCAGGGTAGCGACCGAAGCCAAACGCCAGGTACGTGTTGATCTCGGGGTGCTCGGGGTTCGCGGTAGCGATCAGCTTGATCGCCAGTAGCAGGCGAGCCGAGTTCTCCGCCCGGATCATCTCGCCCTTGTCCTGGCCGCCGATCTGGTTCGGAAGGATGTCGATTCCGGCCTGGTGGACGAGCGAGTTTGCGTCGAGGACAGTCTGAACGTCTCCAGGATTATTCGTCACCATGCGGTTAGCTTGATCCCGCGTGACGTTGAAGTGCGAGAGCCGTAGCTCGTCCTTGTCGCTGCCTTCCTTCTGTGACTGACGCTTGATCGACGACCTGGAGAAGGGCAGATACACCTTTAGGAAGTCGTTCTGATCGTTCTCGCTTCCAATCTGCTCCATGAACTCGCTCTCGATTCGTTCGACCTCGGCACCGAATCGCTCTCCCGATCCGAACACTGCATCGGGATCCGTATTGCCCAGGAATTCTGGACCCTCCAGGACCGTCATCAGCTCGGAGGCGGCCCGCTGTCCCAGTGCCTGAGCACGCAGCTTTGAATCGGCCGCAGCCTGCCTCTTGGCAGCTTCCTCTTCGGCTGCCTTTTCACGTTCATCTTTTTCCTCTTCGGCTTTATTGCGACGATCGGCTCTTTGCTGTCTATCGACGCCCGCAAAGATCTCACCGCCGATCTGCTCACCGGCCTGGCCGATCGCAACGCCGACCTGGCTGCCGAACTGCCTGGGCCGAAGACCCTGATCTACACGCTGCCCAGGCAACCCGATCGTTCCCACCCTGTCTTCGATAGTAAACCCCATCAGGCGACCTTCTTCTGAGGCTTGCTGAAGCCCTGGCTCTGCTCCTCGCCCGCCGGCTCAGTTTCCACTATCGGTGCCGCCGTGGCAGTCGAGGCCAGCGAGTACGCCTTGTATCCAGCAGACACCGCGCTGCCGAACCCAGAGATGCCAATCGCGATCTGGTTGTTCCTGGCCGTGGCCGCAGCCACGTCGCCCTCGTACAGTCCGATCAGAGCATTCAGCTCGTGGCCGTAGGCCCTACGCTCGGCGTTGTTTGCGATGCGACGCACGTCCAGCTCGCCAAGCACGTAGGTCTCGGTTAAGAGCAGCGCGGCGGTGCCCTGAGTCGAGTCGATACCGACGTTCGATGCCTTGGCTCGACCGATAGCGCGAGCCACGCTAATGCGTCGATCGTCGATCTCCGATCTGCCCTGGGCGATTTCATCCTTGCCTCGCATCCTGGCGAGGTTCGCATTCAGCTCGGCGTTGTCCTCGGCCTGCTCGGCGGCCTGGTGCTGCGCTCTGATCCCGATCGCAGTCGAGGCAACTACGGCAGCAACAGTTACGAATGCAGCAACTGCGGGATTGCACATTCCCTTGCCCTCCACCACTCGAACTTCACGAACGGGCAGTCGTTGAAGATGGTCTGCTCGCCGAAGTCGAACCCTAGTTCACTCAGCCAACTGATCGCACTGAGGTTCTCTGCGTGGACGTAGTTCCACAGGTAGTCGTACCGACGCTGCCAAACCGCCAGGCTGTACTTGGCGATCCTGCACCAGTAGATCTGGTGCCGAACGCTGGCCTCGCAGAGCAGCATGAATGGACTCGCGGTCGTACCCTGCTCGTCGGTCACCGTTAGTCCGTAGACGCCCACCAGCTCGTTGTTCTCTGCGATCACCAGGTAAGACGACGGGCAGATTCTGATCAGCCGCTCCAGCGCCTCGTAGACCGTGAGGCCAGGGTTGGTTGCCACCACCTCCACCTGGTCGATCGGTCGAAGCAGATTCGCCACCATCTCCACCCACTCTTCGTCGAAGGAAAGGATCATCTCTGCCCGAACTCCACGTCGAAGATCAGCGCCAGGATCTCGACTGGCAGCGGATCGGTCTGACGGTACATGATCTCGCCACGTCTCCACCCAGTGCCGATCGCGTGCTTCAGCTCTCCAGTCAGAAGCTCGATCGGTGCGTCATAGCCCTCGACCGTTCTCTGCTTGATCTCCTTCAGGTTCGTCTCGTCCGAGCCCAGAAATCCTCCTCGGCTCTTGTCCACCCGTAGCGTCACGTCTCCGATCAGCGTCGGCACGCCCTGGATCGTTCCACTCCGGCTCTTGGCGAACGGCTGAAGGGTTCTCATATCGCAAGTGAACTGCTTTCCGAGATGCACACGACTCGCGAAGTCCAGGACCGTCACCTCCCCGTTCGCATCCACCACCTGCCGGGGCTCCACATGGCCGTCACGTAGGATCGATACCTTCTCTCCGATCAGGTGATCGGCACCGCCGAACACCTTTGACGGATCGGGCCGTCTAGCTCCGCTTCGACCTTCCACCTCTGCAATCGGCTTCTCGGCAGTGCCGACGAACTCTTCAGTCGTGCCGTCGATGTCTACGTCGGTCAGATCCTTCAGAGGAATCTCCGTGGCCGTCACGCCAGCCTCGACCTTGAACCGCTTGTTGTGCATCGCTCCAGGAACCGCACCGTCGGTTCCCTTCACCCAGTGCTCCACGTCGATCAGATCGTTCTCGACCCAGACGTGCGCTGGGCTCGGCGTCACGTTCAGCACCACCGGGTCGGCCTTTGTAACACTGTCGATGATCAGCGGGGTCTGAGCGGTGTACGGGTTCGCTGCGCTCGCCACGTACGAGAGGCCGGAGTCCACCTGGAAGGCGTCGCGAACGTCGTCCACATCTCGCTTGCCCATCACCTCGATGAACCGCTTGTTCGTGCCATCGATGTTCCGCTCGACCTCGACGTACACCTTGTCAACGCGACCCTCCAACACTGACGCCACGCTCTCCACGATGCCGTCGGTGTCGTGCCGAGCCCAGGAGAAGATCTTGTGCTCCCGATAGTAAGTCAGCGTGATCATCGTCCCGTCGTCACGCACGCACCAGATCACTGAGTCGGGCGCCGCAGCATAGGCCCACTCGAGAATCTCCTTCTCAAGTAGATGCTTCGACAGGATGGTCAGGTCGGATGCGGCGTGACGATCGGACTCGAACACGTAGGCCAGGTCTCGCACCGCGCAACCATCGGACTGCACATACAGAACTACCTCGCCAATCTGCAGAGGCCGAACCTCGGAAGATCCGTAGTTGCTCTGCATCTTGGCGTTGAAGCCGCCGGTTGCAGTAAGAATGTTCTGAGAGTTCCCGGTAACTACCCAGACACCACCGGAGGTGAACAGGTAGAAGTCCGATATTCCGATCATGTGCAGGATCGGGTTCTGCTCTCGTCCGAGCAGGCTTGCGAAGATGGCGTCTGAGTCAACGACCGGAATTGACTCTCCGAAGGTTCGATACGCCGCCTTCGCGCTCAGTATTACCAACTGAGGCTCGCTGATCGTGCTCGCGAACGCGAGTCGGTCCTGGAAGTAGGCCACCGCTCGCGGGTAGGAGTCAACTTCGTCGAACGGGGTCTGTGCCACGAAGTAGCTGATTGTCCACTCGGGCGTGATCCCAGGCTCCGGCCCAAGGTCGAAGCCTAGGCCGTTCGACAGGCCGATCAGACCAAACTGTCCAGAGTCAGAGTCACCTGCATACACCCAGTACTTGTTCGCTGTGCCGATCGCAGGAGGCCCCCATTCCAGCGTCGTGCCGTAGCGGTCTCCCACGACACCACTGGTCGGTCTGGACTCGTTCCCGGTCTTCTCGTCCACCGCTGTCACGACGTATGCACGCACCCCGCCACCAGCGCCGCCACCAGCACCTACCGTCAGCAGCGTAGGCTCGGTGATGTTTCCTGGGGTCGTCTCATGGAGAGTCACGAACCATTCTTCGTGGCTCGTGCCTCGCTTGATCTCGATCGGAGGGTGGTTCTTGTGGGTCAGCGTCAGAGCATCAGCCGACTGCGTGTACTTGATCTCGCGCAGCTCGGACTCCAGCCAGGGCGTCTCGAAGCCAACGAACACGTCGATAAGCCCGTCTGTCAGAGGCGCAGCCAGCGTTGCCGTCGTCGTGCCACGAAGTGAGAACTTCAGCTCGTCCACGCGCTGAATCGTGTATCCGGCAGGCGGCGTATCTGGAGGAGATTCTTCGACGAAGAACTTCAGGGCCTCTTCGGCGCTAATGCTTTCCGCTCCAGCCACAGTCGCTTCCCCGTGTAGCTGGATCGTGTCGCCAGGCGGAAAGCCACCACTGATCACTCGGCTCTCGATCTCGAACACTCGGTTGTTGAGCCACTGGTTAGTAAATGGAGCTACGTCAAATCCGGTAAGAAGCACGAGCTGACCAGCAGTCCAGGCGCCGCCGGCCGTGCCGAACTCGATCTCGATGCGATAGTCATCGACCGCCCCGAGCTGTACCAGCGAAACCAATCCAGCCGCAGCCGGCGCGATCAGGATTCGATCGGCGTAGAAGGTCTTGTTCTCGACGCCAGCTTCAGAGGGGACCGTGGGCGACCGGATCGACACCAGGTCATCCTTGCGGACGCCATGCGCGGCCGACGTGTCGATCACGACAGGGGTCGCGTCAGTGCCACCATTGATCGTCAGAGGCGTCGTGCGAGCCAGCAGAGCCTCGTCCTTGATAATGCGTGTGTAGCCCTCTGCGATCTCCAGAACGTAGGTCTGCTCGTCCGAGAACGAGAACTCGATCAGTCTGGACCGCTTGCTGACTCCGGTCAGATGTACCGGGGAGTGGTACACGTCGCCGACGAACCGCATACCTGCTCGGTTCTTCGAGGATCCGTGACTGACTGTGTAGAAGTTTCTCTGAGTCTGGAGAGCGTGACGATACTTGTCCAGGTCGCTGTGCGCGTGGAGCTTCGGTGAAATTTCACCGCCTATGAACGAAGTCTGGCTGAGCTTGGCCGGCACTTACGCCCTCGCGGCGATGAAAGTAGACACCTCTGTTTCTGGAAGAATCCCTGTGATATTCGCTCGGGCCATGCTGAGCGCGCGAATGTAAGCATTGAACATGGCCTGCTGTAGAGCTGGGTTCGCAGTCAGCTTCATCGCCACCTCGGACGCCAGTCGGAACTTCATCGCGCCCACGAATCCTGGAGACATGCGCCCTGGATCTGTAAGCCGGTACGTGTAGCTGATCATCGGGTTCCGAATGTCAGTAGCGATCACCGACCCCTGCCCCTCGTCGTCGAACTGCTCGAACGGCGTGGGCACGGTTGGACGAATCGGAGTGAATTCCCGGTCGGCCTCTCGAACGCGCAGCACGTCGGCCGGCAGCTTGTACCAGAAGGCGAACTGCTGCATCGGCCTCGGGTTTTCTTCGGTGTCAACAAGCTCGTTGAGGCGACCAGAGATGCGAAGAGCCCAGGGCCAGGGAGTGGACTCCAGAAGCTCGTCGCGTACGGTCTCGTAGTGCGCGTTGAGAGCGTCGGCCTCGGTACTCTGTTCGTCAGTCGCAGTGACGGTGGCCTGAGCGCCAAGTGCACCCAGCGCCTGGTTGTAGATGTCTACCTCAGAAACAGACACCGCTTCCTCCTAGCGGGGGAGCCACGGCAATGGGTTCGTGACTACCCCCGCTCTTTGCCGGCCGCGATCGAGGATCAGGACCGGAGTACTGTCGGACAGAACGTCGTGATCTCGTTTCGAGTGATGGTCGGATTGGGATCCCCGGCCATCGTGTTCACGGCATGAACCGCCGGTCTTCCTTCGCCGGTCCACTGATCCTGAACCTCAGGGTCCAGTTTCGATACTGCCCGTTGGATGGTGAGTCGTCTCGAACTGTCAGACACGGCTTGCGCTGGAGCCTGCTTCGGCTCCGCACTTGCCTTGGCCTTCCCGACCTCTTGCATGAACAACGGGACGAGTTCCTTCCCGTCGTCGTCGCGACGAAATTCGAGATCGAACTCGAACTCCGCCCCGACCTTGTAGTAGCGAGGCCGATCTTGCCCCTGAAACGTCCTGATGTAGCAGGGCTTGACAGCTCGAAAGACTCTACTCATGTGATGATGCCACTCGGAACGCCGTGCTGAACGTCTGCTCCGAGCCAGGCCGTAATGCCTGAGAGCAAGTTGAGGCCCGTGTACGTGAAGGTGCCGAGGCTCACCAGAGAAATCTGGGTGTACCTCTCCTTGACGCGCACGCTGCTCGCATCGAGCAGGATTGCTCCTGGCCCCAGATCCGCAAGCGCGATCACAGGACCTGCCACCAGAGCCACCGCCGAGAGGAAGCCGTCGTTGTCGTCCTCCTCGAGGATGGCCTGGATGCTGGTCCCACCTCCCATGAGTGCGCCCGAGACCTGGACGATCACATGGAGCGGAAGGATCTGCGGTCCCGCCTCGTCGGCCACCACCTCGGGAAGTCCCGCGTAGTGGTCGATGAAGTTCCCTTCGTCGAAGCTGTCGTACGTGTCGGCCGTAGTGACACCTTGGTAGCCGTCGAAGTACGTGTTCTCGCTGTCGATGATCATGTCAGGTCTCCTTACGCCATGTCCGCTTCGGCGTCGGTGATCTGGTCGGCGATCCTGATCGGAATGCCCCAGATGTGAGGAATCGGCTCGCCGAAGTAGTCCTGGATCGTGATTGCCATCCCGGCGTTCGCCTCCAAGCTGGACGAGGCCGCGATCTCCAGCGCCACCTTGGTCTTGCGGTTCATGTAGAGAACCTGGCGACCTCGGTTGTCGGGCGGCTTGTTGATGAGCTGGATCAGCTCGTTGCGAAGGATCCCGAGCGTACCAACGTCTCGCAGTCCCGAGTCGATCCCGCCCAGCCTGGCGCAGTAACGCCAGTCGGCCAGGTGCAGCCCGAGCTGCCACTTGAAGTGCGTGACGTACGCCTCGAACTGAGCCGACCCGATCGTCACGTACTGCGTCTGCAGGCCCTTGTTGGTCGCCTGGAAGCCCGCGCTGGTGCCCTTCCCGAAGAAGGTGAAGCACGTCTTCGGATCCCAGGTGATCAGCCAGATCGACGTGTTGATGTCGTTCGAGCCGCCGTGGTCGATCACGTTC